TGCCATTGTCTTTTGATGTTTCAAACATCTGACCAGTTCTATAATTTTTTTATTATAAGGAAATTTAAATGTTAGCCACTTTCCATTCTGATCTTCATGGTATTGTATTGACTTTTCATAATCAATTGTACGGAAAGGCTCTCTGTACACAGGCTTGTTTAATAATTCAGTTAGATCTACTCCAAATTTCAGAAATAACGTATGGTATCTTTTCAGCATCGCTACAGCGAGTTTGCCTTGTTTTTCTGTGTACGCATACGGGTTGTCAGCGAGACTCTTAATTGTCGCTATATCTTTTTGATGTGGCGAAAATCCCACCCACCACTGCTCATTATAGGCTAAAACCTGTATTGCCTGCTCTATTGTGTCTATATTAATATGCTCACTCATATGTTTGGTAAATTAGATAATTATAGTATAGCACGATTGTTAATTTAGTCAACCGGGTAAAAACACGCATATAATGAAGAAAAGAAAACAAAGAAAATTGTCTGTAAAGGCCATAAAAAAGGTTAAATTTCAAGTCAAAAATGCTTTGGCTAAAAGAAGCGGGATCAAAAATCACAGGACGACAATGGCACAGATTTATTTTTGGTTCAACACATTGAACAAGGGTCTGTTCAAAAGCACATTGCAGACTCCACGGTTTGAGATCAAACGTTTGAAATCTTGTTTTGGTCAGTGCGTATGTATGTGGGATGGTAGAAGCGTGAAAACTCCAAAAGATACTTTACCTGTGGGACAGGATCACGAGTCCATTGAGTATGTAATCGAGATGAGATTGATGTACGACACCTGGAAAGATTTTATAGAAACCTTAGCACACGAGATGGTTCACTTGTACCAGATGACTATCGACCTAGATGGCAAGGCAAATCACAATAAAAACTTCTATAAATGGAAACCTAAATTTAAGCAGTTCGACCTAGAACTTTCGCTTTAAAATCATCATAGTTCATTAAGTTTGTGTTCTTCATGTCTGTACCGGTCTGTAGATGATAGAAATATTCGGGCGGGTCATCGTGTACCACAGTGAATGTGCAGTATGGCCTTTGCTTTATCATTCTTCTGAATTGGCTCAACCATTCTGTAAAGATCGAATCGGAATGCCTCGGTCCGTAATTTTGTGAATCTTGATATATGTTGTTTAGTTGTTCCTTTCCGTATTCTCTAAAGTCAAAACCTAATAGATATAAATTTTTGTGTCCATGCACACACGCTGTCCATATTGCTTGATTACCGCTGGTGTAGTGTGGATTGTTTGGTATAAGATTGATACCCTCGTTCCTGTTTACTTCGAGACTGGGAGCATAACAGGTTACGCCCTGTTCCCATATTTTACTTTTGGAAATTTCCTGTGACATTTTGGCATCCACCGAAAAAAGAAAGTCTGGTTTGGTGTCTCTATAAAGTGCGTTGCAACCATATAGTTGTCCGGTGTCTCGTAAAGTCTCTAAATCAAAATTTTTCCTACTAGGTCCATTTCCTATTATGTAGGCATTGCCTCTTGGCACTGCCTTAACTTTGTCTTTGTAGTATGCTGTTTCTTGAATTTTTTTGCCACCACGGATGACTGTTCGCACAATGACCGTTTCGCCTACGTAGGGTTTCCACTCTATTGGTTCTATAACATTCCTGTTGCCTAAATTTACTACTTTCATTTTATGAATCTTTCTAACAATCTTTCTCTTATTCTTGACCATGGTATACCTTCTCTGATCTCATCAGTGGTCCACTCGGTGTATGACAACCAATTTGCCCAGTTGATCCTAGATGGCATGGCGGGTTGTAAAATATCTGCCACATTGGTGTTTCCCACATCGTGGCTAAGACTTGATTCTGAAACAAACACAGGTATGCCATTGAATACAGCCTCCATGGCAGGATTGGAAGAATGGTTAACCACTGCCCATGTGCTTCTTAAAATTTTTTTGAAGTCTGTGTCGTCATAGGTTGTCCAGTCTCTCTTTGGCATATTGATACGCACATAGGGATATTTTTTCTCGTCAAAGTTTATAGGATTACGAGGATGTGGCCTTATCACTATTGGTTTGTCGCAGTATTGTCTTATAATTTTGATCTGTTGATCAACCCAATTACTCATGTTTGGCATGCCAATCCATTGCTGACTGCTGTTGTGTTGTCCGCAAATCACGATTACATTTCCTGTCTGTTTCCAAGGCTGTAGTTCTATGTTAAATTTTTTCCATCTTTTGTCGTCGTATTTCTGATTGGCAAAATCAGCGTCTCTGTTTATGCCATTGATTCCCATCTTCCAGGTTGTGTTTCTTTTGATTCCGCCAACTTCAAGCACTACTACAGGCTTGTTATGTTTTTTAAAAAAATCCCAAACCTTCTTGTTTCCTTCCATTCTGCCTCGCCATAAAACTGACCAGATGACCGCCACATCACATTCATTATCATATTTGTTGATTACAAAATTTTCATTTTTGTCCTGTAAATTTTTTATGAACGCATCAAAAACCGGTTTTGAATTCATGCTACCAAATTCTGGAAAGACTGCTATTTTCATGACCTCCAAGTCGACGGAGCCGACTTCCAATATTCGATATGAGATACATCTGTGCTACTTTTTGATCCACGTAGATCATTCCTAGCACTTGTTCCGATGTTTTTCCTTTTGCCTTTGAAATGATCCATATAGAGCCCGAGTTCAGAATTTACAAATACATGATGTCCTTTGACACCTTTCCAATATCCGATATCGTTCACTTTGATGTCATGTTTTTGTCTGTAAATTTTTGACAAGTGCCAGAACACATAACTATCATGCCATTCCAACAGTTCGAACACTTTATCTTCGATAAAAATTTCTTCCCAATCCTCTGCGAATTTCTGCATATGAGGATTATTTAAATTATACCCAACAAATCCGCATTCGGGATATTTGCCTCCATCGTTCTTATTGGGATTTTCTCTGCCGAGATATGTCAGCATAGAATCAGCAGGCAATAACGATTCAAGAAACTGTCTGGGCATGGATCTAAATGTAAATGTATCAGCATCTAGCCATATGATGTAGTCATAATTTTTTTCCACGGAAGTTTTTATTGAATGTGTTACACAAAAAACTTTGTTGGCAAACCTCACAGCATCAAATAGGAAACTTCCTTTATTTTTGTCACTACCATTGAACGCTGTTGGTCTTCTTACACCTCCTTCTATTTCCTGCAGTTCTCCACAGGCCACTGGGTCGTCCTTGTGTCGCTGTTTGAAGTTGACCAGATCCGGTTGTACTTCATGAAGGTCTATCCATTTCACTCTAGGTGACATAATTTCATTAGTTTCGGGTTGTGGTCCTTCGTGATAGATGTGTATTGCCGTACCGTCGGGCCAGTGTTCAATCACACTCTTGACAGATCTCTCAGCGTATTGCGACCACGTGCCTGGTTTGTAACTAGTGATTACTTTGATTTTCATTATGTACCAATATTTAACTTTTCTTTGAATCTCGCAAACACCTTGCCGCTTCTTATTTCTTCAGTGCTCCATAATTTATAACCTATATTGTTCAACCACTGTGTCCTGTCGGGCATGTCGGGTGTTTCTATCTTGGTTAGGTCTGTGTTGGCTACTGGCCAAGAAAGTGCAAGATCTGAGGTATTAAAGGTAGGGATTCCACGAATGCAAGAGTCGACACCGGCAGTAGAATTGTGAGTAACAACAGCATGGCAATTAGTTATTGCTTCTTGGAAATGAAATCTGTAATGCTTTTTTTCATCACCCATGAAATGTTTTTGTCCTATAGCAACTTCAACGTCTGCTGGAAATTCTCCCAATCGCTGAGATATCGAATCTACGTGATTAGGATGTGGACGTGCTATAAATTTTCTATTGGTTAAAGGTCTGAGTTTTTCATATACATCTTTGAACCAAGCAACAGGATCCAGTTCATTCATAGACCAATTGTCTTTTGGTTGCAAGACAAACAGAATAGGATCTTCCGCATCTGATTTCCTCCATGGTTCGCTCTTGATGTTGAATTCCTTTTTTAACATTTCCCAACGATCTCCCGGCGAATTATCAGAGAGAAAGTCTCCATTGTTCATGGGAGAATACAAACTTACTCTCCAGTAGTGATTGGGATACGTTGACACATTTCCATAACTGCTTAACAATCCTCCATCAAAAGTTATAACTTTTATACCTTTGGCTTTGGAGTTTTCTACTAATTCTAATCTCCTGCCCTTGGTATGATGCCTTTGGTTTGTACCGCCGTAGCCAAACATACAAACAATGGGTGTGGTTGGATTCATTTCTCCTTCCACTGTTGGCCCAGATCGATTCTCGTTTACCATAATTGGTTCGTCCCCACAACGTTTGATACCTTCTTCCATCCATTTCAAAAGATCATAACTGGATCCTCTTTTTCTATCTTTTACTGTTCTACGAAAAATTTCAACTTTCATTTAATAATCTCCATGCTGTGCCATCTGACATTTCCTGCATATTGAAGTTGGAATATGCTAGACTGGAAAACAATGGCATTCTGTCTTCGTATTTAGGCGTTTCTATCTTTGTAAAATCCGTTTCTGATATTGGTAAGGCCGCACTGGCTCTAGGATCACAGAACACAGGTATACCGTTGTGTAGTGCCTCTATTATTGTGTTACTGTTGAATGTCACCACTGCATGATATCTGCCCCAATCGATCGGTCCTTTATGATTTGTTGGTCTGTCGACTTTGACTGTGGCCCCAAAACGATCCTTTGTGATCTCTGGATTGTATGGTTTTTCTCTCACGTCTACAAACCTGTCTGTGCTGTCGTTGAGAATTTTTAATGTGTCTGTTATCCAGTCACCGGCATCAAAAAAATTTTCAATTGCCATTGTAGGTGGCAGGAACAAGATGTCTTTTCCGTTTTTGTTCCATGGTTTGATTTCACGTTTAAAATATTTTTCATAACGATCAGAAGAAACGTTTTTTAGTTCAGTTTGTGTGTGTCCGTTTTTTGTTATTCTCAACCAATGTGGATGATCGTGAGCATTTGAAAAGTAACCATGGTCCATAAAATAAAAATCCTTGTTTTCTTTTTGACACCATTTGTAAACTTCTCCTGATCCGGCTAATATGCCATAGAACGCCAGCGTTTCATTAGGCAAAGTTGCCATTTGTTTGAAATCATAAATTTTATGAGGTCCGGGTGTGCCTTTTACAAAAGCATCTACGTAACGCTGAGTTCTCGGTTTGGTTGTGTGGACTCCTGCTATAATCATAGATAGTTTAGGACCTCTTTGATATCGACTCTGAGGTTGTTGTAATCTTTTAACCTTTTTACATTTTTTGGCTTGTCGTTGCCCAAAGCAATTTTATCAGCATATATGACATGATGTCTATGATTTTTTAACATGCTTAAAATTGGATATGGTTTTTTATCTATAAGTTCTGTTTGAGATATTTCGATAACCTGTGCCCCCTCCGGCGCCCAAATCGAGTTAAGTAGACCTGCACCGTGTGTGCCCATGATATGACTTGAATTGCTAAACATAGATATTTGTTCTTGGATAGACATTTCGGAAAGGTTGACTTTTTCCCATCCTTTCAATGCCATAAACAATTCATCTGTGTTGGCCAGTTTCCTAGCAGGAGCATCATCTCTTGTGATGAAAATCTTCCTTGTGGCTTTTCCTGTTTGTGCATATTCTTTGAATAGCCAATTGGGAAGACCGGGTTGAATAATACCGTCTTGTGAGTTTGACATAGAAGGCACAATCAAATCTTTGAACTGCCAATATTCATCTTTTGGCATGACCATGTAATGGTAGTCCTTCATTATTTGTTTCATAACATTTTCCATGTATTCTCCCATGTTGGGGAAGATATAAACAAAATTTCTCGTATTCTTTTTAATACGTTCCGACTGCTCTAACAATCTGATCCTGCTCCAGACGTCGATCCAAAAGTGCCAGGCATTGTTCGAACTCTCCCGGTCTATCGGCATCCACACATACACATCCTCGTCATTAAACTGCCTCGAAACCTTTGGGTTATCTATGTCTAATTTATCTGTCCACTGATTCCATAATTTGTGTGTCTTGTGAGGTTTGTTTTTCACTTTCCATAACAACGGCCACACATGATCTGTAATCATTAAATTGTTTTTGGTCAACAAGAAAGGCAAGGTGTGAGCCCTTACATCTTTAAAACGAGAAACGAAAGTTGGCATAGCGGTAAAAGATGTTTGTGGTTGATTCTTGTGCCAGACACATTCATATGTAAAAGATTTGTCAATGTTTTCAGAATTTTCTAAAAAATATTTTATGTTGGTAACGGGTTTAACAATCATTGTAAAATAATTAATTATACTATAAAATACATGTATGAACAAACTTTTTTCAAACGGGTGCAGTTTTTTAACTACCAGGCCCAAGGACGGAGTTGATACATTTACCTCGAAAATTATAGCAGAACATTACAACATGGAGATCAACAACATTGCCATGGGAGGCCGCGGAAATGATAGACTGTGTTTTACCACCAAACATTGGTTTGAGTCAAATACCAAAAATGATATTTTTGCCGTGATAGGTTTCACAAGCACCCACAGGATGGACTATGTGACCAATGACGGGTGGAAAAAAGGAAAGATACCAGGAACCGATTTAACTTGGAGAACTTGGAAGATAGGCGACCAATTGAGATTTGTTCAATCACAGCCAGGATGGGATATAGAACAAACTGGAACTATGCGGTGGCTCAATCATGTATTAGACCTACAAAACTACTTTGAAAACAACAAAATTCCATATGTGATGTACAACTCGTTACCGATAGAGATCGTTAAAAATAAGGGGGATTTTGACGCTTTAAAGGGCATGATAAATGCCAATAGATACTTTAGAGTAAACGATTCTCATTATAATTACATACAAGAAAACAACAGTATTGTCAGTCCGATGGACCCACATCCAAGCAAAAAAGGTCACGAAGGATGGGCAAAACTTTTGATAGAATTTATAGATGCTAACAATCTACGCACCATTAAGTAATCAGAAAAGCAAGGCATGGGAAGTGTTCGAGGGCATACGTGAAACATGGCCGGATGAAATGATTGTCATGGACAATGCTACCGAAACTGAGCCCAATTCAAATTCTATGTTCTGGGGATTTGTCAACAACAATCTCGAAATGGTCAAGAAATTGGAAGCGAGACAACATGACTACTGGTTTACCGATACACCCTACTTTGGAAGATTTGACAACAACAATCTTAAACCAGACAATCACTATTGGCGAATTTGTAACAATAGCATACATGCAGGATTTATTGAAAATTGTGCGGCCGACAGATTTGAAAATTTTAAAATTGAGGTACATGACCCAAAAAAAACAGGAGACCATATTTTGATTTGTCCTAGTTCGGTTGGCATCAACAGTTATCTAGGAAATTCAAATTGGACTAACGATACAATAGAAAAAATAAAAAAATTTACGGATAGACCGATCAGACTTCGACACAAGCCTAGGGGCAGGGGTACATCAGGGCCAAGTGAGGCCAAGGTGCCCCTATCCGAGGACCTTAAGAACGCATGGGCCTGTGTGACCAGTTGTAGCATAGCGGCAGTGGAGGCAGTATGCATGGGCATACCGGTGTTCTGCCACTCCAAAAGTTTTGCGGTAAGTGTAGGCAATTTAAAATTAGAAAATATTGAAAATCCTTTACGTTGTGATCCCATGCCATGGTTATACAGTCTCGCTTATCAACAATTTACTCCACAAGAATACCAGAACGGAACTGCGATCAATATTTTAAGGGAAAAAGGTCTTGTATGAAAAATTGTATAGTGCAATTCCATGTAGATGCCGAAACATATGACAGTCCTGAATACAATAACATATCGGTAAATCAAAAATTGTTACCTTTCAGTTTTGAATCTGTTAAACGTTACAGTGAAAAAATCAACGTCGACCATGTTATTGTTAATGAAAAGAGAATAAATTGGATTCATCCTACCTTCGAAAGATTTGATCTATTTTTTAACAACAACTGGTGGAAAGAGTATGAAAACATCTTGTATCTCGATACAGATTTAATTGTATGGAATGATGCTCCTGACATCTTTGAAATGTATAGACAACCAAACAAATTTAAAATTTGTTATGACAGAATAGCACGGAGAAGAAGCAAACAGTGGCATGAAAAAAATGCCAGTTCATCTATATTAGAAGAATTTGATGGATACACTTTGGCTAAAAATAGATTCAACGCAGGAGTTTTTATGTTAGACAAAACTTCGGCAAAAGCAATGGCCGAATATTTAGATTACAAAAATTTAGTTGCCGATGATAATGTTATGTTGATATACGCCATGTTAAAAAGTGGCGTAGGTGTTGAACAAATGGATTGGAGATTCAACAAAAAGAATGGATATAACTGTTGGTTTGGACATGCTTTCGGACAAGAAAAATTCAATTGGAGTGAAAATAATCCTTTCGTGGTTAAAGCAAGACAGCAATTTCCTAATATAGATTTCTAGTTGAAAATTAATTCAATTACTGGTTTATCTTGGTAGTCGTTTTCTAAATTACTATGAGTCACCATGCCGTCTTCTTTACATGCCAACAAGGTATTTGGCAGGTATGTGTATGCTGTATTGTTGATTGAAAATTGAATATTACGTTTGTCTGTCCTGTCTTTGAAAAACCAGTACACTTTATTTTTGTGCATTTTTTTAATTTTTCCTAGGTCCTTTATCAAATTGATACTTTTAACTGCTTGTTTTTCTTTGAATTCTTTCCATCGGAAATGGTCTAGGTTAGGCATATTTTCGTAAAGTCTGTCGTACGTCAGCATGTCTACCGGATGTCGCATATAAATGAATACTTTGTTATTGCTCTTAATTTTTTGTGCTATCAGCATCTCTATGGATCATTTGCTAAAAAGATTTATTAGTTCTTTTTTCCATTCGTTTGAGTATTCGCAATCGAAGTAATTTTCAACAAACCATGGACCTCCTTCGGTCCAGTGATAAATTTTAGGTTTGCCATCTCGCGGTTCTTTGTACCATCCCACTAACCAATTATAATTGTGAGGCAATGATCCAATGTCGTCGTCATCCAGCCATTGGAATCTGTGTAAGAATGCGCCTGTCTCCTTGTTAAGCAATTCTGGATTGAGAATTTTATTTTTTGGATGGGCACAATTCCATAATATCATCGACGACCAATTTTTCCTGGGGTACACTGTTTGTTTCTGGCCATCCATCTTGATGCCCTCGGCTGGTGTGTAATCGTGTTGGACAACCACTACTGCCTTGTCTGGGTCACAATATTGTTTTAGGTCTGTGGTAGGCACTGTCCATAAAAAATCACAATCGCAAAATACTGCCCAACCTTGATAGTTTTGGAGATATGGAACAAAAAATCTTGTGAAAGTAAATTCCGTAGATGAAAGTTTATCAACTTCTCTGGTGTATAGTCCCGATGCTCTGAGGTCTTTTTGTTTCAATGGGTTAACAACCGCACCCGGTTCTCTTCTTATAATAGAATGTCGACACACTTGATATGCTATGTCTTCTCTAGAATCGTAGCCAACATATACCGGCAAAGTCATTTTATATCCTATCGTTCACGATTTGATAAATGTGTTTCCAGTTATTTACTCTGGTAATTTTTTCATCATTTAGATCTTGATTGAACGAATGATTGTACAAAAGAGATTTCAACCCATATTCTATTCCCAATTTGGCATTTGTTATTTTGTCTTCCACCCAGTAAAGGCCTGTGTCTTTAAATTCGGCAAGAGCGGAATGCTTATCAGCCCCTGTGTCTAAAATAAAAAAGTTGTGGAACACATTGCCAAACAGTTCTCTTAATCTGTTTTTACGTAACTCCTGTGCCGGAATGTCTAATGTTTGTGATGTTATGGGAACGAAAGTCCAACCTTCGGCATATAAAAGTTTAACCCAGGTTTGTGAATCAGGCATGGGTTCCTGTGTAGACATCCAAGCCGATTTGTTGAACTCCGTTGTAAATTTTCTCATCTCTGATTTGACCATGCCATATCTATCGGTCATTGAATACATGGATCTAGCGTTGGCGTTTTCCTGGTGTCCCTTTGACTTCATCCATTTTGCAAAATGGTTTTCCCAGTCCAACAGTACACCGTCAACGTCGGTTAATATAATTTTATTTGATTGTGGCATCTTCCATACCTGCTACTCTCAATTTAACAATGTTTGTGATTTGCCATTGCTTCTGATCGAGTCCTTTGATGATGCCAAGCCATTTGTTTCTTAACAACGCGAATTCGTTTACAATTTTTTCCATGTCAACTACATCTGCCTCACCATCGACATATTTTTCTACATCACGTGAACTTAAGGCTCTTTGATAATTTTCTAGATATTTTTTAAAGGTTGCCGATCGTAATCGTCTTTTTTCAATGTTAAGATATTCTAGTATTGCCTCGATTTCCTGTAACTGATTGAATCTGTGTTCTACCAATCCCGGCATTGCCGCTGATGCTTTTTCAAGACTGCCATATATCTTGACTTCTTTTTTGGCATCATTTAATTCTTTATAGAAATCTTGTATACAATCTGGAATTTTATCTATGCTTTTACTGATTACAGAATACCAAGTCATTATTCATTATAGTATGATTCTTCGTCTTCTTCTTCATCCAATCCTTCTTTACCAAGCACAGTCTCTATTGCTTGTTCTAATTTTTCATCATATTCGCCTGCGGCTTTTATGATTTTTGGATCGGTATCTAAGTCCAACAAGGTTTTTACGTAATCGACAGCACAGTCTAACTTCACTCTCTCAGGAAGATAATTAGATATTGAAGTCCATATTTCCTCAATCTGATTTGCCGTCATCTGATTCTCCGTCATTGGTGTTCTCCTGTTCTGGTTGAACGATATTGTCAAAATCGTTCATTATAATATCTAATTTATCACCAGTCCAGTTTTTTCTGAATTCTGCCGTTGTTTTTTTATCGGGTCCTGTGTAGGCAAGTTTGTTTCCTTGTTTAACAAGAATACCTTTCTTTTCAAACAAATCAACAAGTCCGCTATATGGATCCATTCCTGTCTCATAAGGAATTTTTACCTGTACGCCTTCAAAGGGTTTTGCGTATCTAGTCTTCATGACCTTACACGCCGCTCTGATTCCTCTCACCTCGGATATCTTGTTGCCCGCTTCGTCTTCTTTTAGTTTCAATTTCTTCATCGCAATAACGATTGAACTTGCGTATATGAAACCCTGTCCACCTGAAATCTTGTCATCTGGATCGAACATGTCCTGTGATGCGTAGGTGTGATTGGTTGCTACTAAACCAACATTCCAACTTCCGAACATATTGACACAATTTCTTACAAGTGCTGTAAGTGCCTTTGGCTTTCTACCAAGGTCACCTTTCATATCACCTGCTTCAAACTGATTAACGTCTGTGGGAGTAAGCAACATTCCTAGTGAATCTATCACGAATAGCACTTTGGGTGCACCTTCTCTGTTGTCTGCGTTTTCCTCTTTGTATGATTTCATAAATTCCGAAACTGTTTTGGCTACGTCATCGATCATGGACAAACTTAATTTAAGTAATTTCTTTTCGTCTGTGTCCACTTTTAATGCCTGTAACCATTTTTCATCTAGTGCATTCTCTGTATCAATCAGTATAACAAAAATGCCTTGTTCCTGTGCATTCTTGATTATGTTTCCTGATGCTATGTAACTCTTACCTGCTCCTGATTCACCTGCAAGTACAGTTACTTTTCCTAGTGGAATACCTTTGTTGAAATCACTAGTCATCAAATAGTTCAATGCGTAATTTCCTGTTGAGATCCAGTCTGTGGGATCACTGAACCCAATTCCCAGACCTTGTATTGATTTTGTAATGTTTTTTCTAAATTTTGTTATATCAAATGGTTTTGTCATAGTGTTATATTACTACCTTGTGACTATACTGTCAATCAATATAGTCACTTGGTAAGTTAAGGGGTTTATTTTGCTTGTCTTGATCTGATAAGTTTCAAGATGTCCTCTGCTCTTTTGGCACTATCACCTGTTGGTTGTGCTTGTGGAGCCGGAGCCGCCTCTGTTACAGTTTCAGCCACCGGTTGTGCTGGTGCCTCTGCTTTTGGTGTTTCCACGGCAGTGGTTGTTGCTGAACTCACAGTGCTACTCTGTTGTGGAGCACTTACTCCTGCTGGTCTGTAGTATTGACCATACTTCTCTAGATCATAAGCCTCACCGTTCACAGACTGTTCAAATAATTCTTTGATTATTTTTACTTCTGCTTCCGTTGGCTCTTTTGGTCTGAAGTCACCCAGGTTGTGTAACCCATGTGTGTCGATCGCGGCTCTCTCTGCCTCGTCCAACGCCCTTTCTCTTCTTGACCATTTCGAAGTTGAATAGTCAGCGTAACCACCTTTTGATGTCTTGGTTATTCTGAAGTCAACTCCTCTAACGCTATCAGTTGGCATCTCTTCCATTTCTGGATCCATCAGTGCCCCTTTGATGATGTTGAAGATCTGAGGGCCAATAATAAATCTTCTGATCGGATTTTCAGGTGTTGTGTCTTCCGCTAACGGATTCTGCACAACAAATCCCTGGAAAATGTAACTTTTCTTCTTCCAGTATTTTCTGCCCATGTCTTCCATGCTCTTGTCTTTGAACCATGGTCTCACTTCTGTGAGTACTGGACAAGTCTTGCCATACATCTCCATGCATGGTACTTGTACCTGTACAGGTCTTGAATCTGCTTGACCCTTGATACCATTGAATGGTAACTTGATCATGTTCCTTTCAGTCCAGAAGAATGTGTTGGTCTCGTCCTTGTCTGGCAAGAATCTGACAACTGCTTCTTGTCCTTCTTGTATATTCCAGTGTGGGTAGATGGCGTTGTCTCCGCCTGTTGATGAAGTGGAGCGATTCACTTCTTGATCTTTTAACTTCGCTCTTATTTCAGCCAATGTAGCCATAATGTAAGCCTCCTATTTTGTGCCTATGTTGTTGTTTGCCTAAATGTATATTAGACATATAGTACGTAATATACAACTATATTTATCTATTGTCTAGTGTTATTATTGGTAAAATGCTAGGTTTTTGATACGATCTATCTCTGTGCTGTTACCTTGAGATGTTTCGTCATCTGACTGTTCTTCTTCAGAAAAAAATTCTTCTAATTTTAATCCCGCTTGTTCTATGGCATCTTTTAGTGTGTATTCTTTGCCACCAACTTCAAACTTGTCTCCGGGTTTCATTCCCGCCGCTTTGGCTTTTTGAACTGCTTGAGCAAACTCGTTGCCTTCTGTGGTGTTGACATCATCTGCCATGGACATTGCTCGTTCATCGTAATCTTGTCTTACCCAGTTGATGTAAGCACTCGACGATTCTAAGTCTGCCATTTGATCATCAGTTAAATCTGTGCCATCTATAAATTTAGCAGAACTGATTGGAGCAATAACATCGCTGTAATCTTGCATATCATATTCAATACTTTCTGAATCAACTTCTTTGCCGTCGATAATCATTGGCTCGTCTGTTTCATTTACTGTTTCTTCTGGATTTTCGTTCACGTCGTCTTGTGCTTCGGCATTGAATGCGTCTACATCTAGACCTTTAGGTTCATTGCTTATCTGTTTTCCTGCTAATCTGTCAAAGTTTTTGCTTAGGTAAGCAGTGGCAGTGTCATAATCCGAACTCTTGTAAGCAGACTCTCCGTCTTTGTCCAGCACATCATAGACCATTTTTCCATCTTCACCTCTGTACATTGAAACGTATGGTTTTTGTTCTGTGATGTTGTCCGCCCAACCCTCGAAAGCAATTTCTTCTTTGGCTTTGCCTTTTCTGTCTTTCTTGGGTTCGTAAGCCGCCGGATCCATTCTCACTTGTGAGGCGTATTCGGGATCCTGCTTCATTTTTTTAAAGTCATCGATGTATCTCTTTGCCAATTGGAAAGCAACTTTTTTATCTCTTATGTAATTTTTGTGTGGTTCAAAGAAAGGTTCACCTTCTTGAGATATGTTGTCAGCAACACTTGAAGCAAAGTTTGCCACTCTGTCTTGATCTGGTGTTTTTGTCAACATCCTTGCCGCGATGTCTCCCAAGATGCTTGATAGCATTGTGTTTTTATTTGTGAAATTTGTCCTAGCCAACATTTGATCAGCGGCCGGGTCTTGTCTTAGTACAAGTTGATTGTCTGGATCTGATAGGTATTGCTGGACCAATGGAGCGGCATCGACCGGTGTTGGGACTTCTAAGTCTTTTTTGCTCAATGGTTTTTCATCGTCGAATTCTTTCACTTCGTCTGTTTCTTTCATGATCGAATTGATCAAAGGAAGAGCAGAATCTATTTTCTCATCGAAATGTTTTAATGTGAATTTGTCTTGCAGATTTGATTTTGCGTCATCGTCCATTTCAGGCATTACAGCAGGTTGAAAATTTTCTTTTGCTGATTCATAATGTGATTGTTTTGAAATATTCTTAATATATTTTTTCATTGATTCGCATTTGGCCTTTGTTCTTTCAATAATATCGCCTGCTGAATCGTTTAATTGATCTTTTGTCGCCACGTATCTGTTGAAACTGTTTAATTGGGCAATCTGTTCACTTGTTTGGATAATGTGTTGTCCAAAATCATCGTGTGGTACTCCACCATTTGCCACGTGTCTTGTCATTGCTCTAGCACCGGCTAAATGAACTAATGGATATTTGAATCTTTCACCTTCTGAGTTTTCAATGTATAATGAGTTGATGTGTCTTGTTCTTGCACCAGGTACTTCTTCTGCTACAGGCTTAGAATGCCTAATTATCAACCTTGTTTTATCTAAATTTTCAAATGAACTTTTTGAAGTGCCTGTTAGCCCTTCTTGAATTCCTGATAATTTCACAATTCTGTTAAGTTCTTCTGACATGCTGTCTATATTTACCGTTTGATTGGTATCTGCTATATTCTTGAAATCTTGCTGTGAAAGGCTGTTTTTGGTAATATCTCTCACGTCAAACCCCAATTGGTGCGTAACAGCAAAGTCTTTTAGTTCTCTGAGAAATGCGTACCAGTCTGCTTTGTCGTCCTCGTCTATTTTGTCTACTAATCCCTTGTTGTAAAAAACTTTGACATTTTCACCATCCGCAAGACTCAACGAAATTCTTCCAAAAGTGTCAGAATCCTCAGTGAATTCAAAATCAAAAAATACTGCTTCCTGTGGATTTGCTGTCGCTTCACCTATGCTATTACCTATCTGCAGGTTAGAAAACTTGCTTCGTATTTTGTTAAAAAGGTCCTGTGACGTTTGTGCTGATATCATATGATGTATTTATTTAAACGCCCAAGTTAGCAAAAATAGGCATAGGTGCTGTGTATTCAGTTGTTCGATTGGTCCAATGTTCAAATATTTTTGGATCGAAATCTGCCAATACCTTCATCATTCTTGTACAAAGCAATATGGCACTGACTAGATCGTCATGTTCTCCTGGTTTGCCTTTATAACTCACACCTGTGGCCACAAAGGTCTTCAATTCTGATATCAAGGGTTTTGAATTAATCTCTAATTTGTTATTTTCCACTAGTTCTTTAAATTTAGCACAGGCATCAATCTTGTGTTTGGCAGTGGTATTGAATCCTCTTCTAAATTTTCTTCTGTGTCCTTTCCTGATCGGTTCTGATAAAAACATACCGCAGATATTTTCTTCACCGATATCCATGACACGCATAAGTGCGGCCTCCCCGAGAGTGTTATTTTCCATGGAATAATAAATTTGTGGTGTTGCTGTTGAATCTTGTTCCATGATAGTATCATGAATGTATTTGTTGATTTCTTGTAATATTCGAATTTGATGGTTAGCAGGCGTCATGTTATGATGCCACTCGGCCACCTGTCTAAATGTTGGTAACTCTATTACTTGTATGGCGGCATAGTCTCCACCTGTACCGATTGAAGGATCCAAAGCAACCATGTAGGTATGTTTAGGTTTTGGTTTAGCATACCAACGCACTTGTCCTTGTACCCACGTTGGATCTTTTCCTTCCAGTTCTACTAATCTTACAGAACTTACAAGTGTTTCATCGTATATCAAAAATTCACATTCGTGTTCTCGTCTAAATCTTTCTTCTCCGATCCTGCTTCTTTCAGCCTCGGCCCATGCTTCGTCTCGGTCTGGATGTTCTGACCAGTGTGCCTTATAGGCATAGAAACCGTTTGTACCAACTGTGTTATCGTTTCCGAATTCATCGTATCTTTTCAAGGCTTCTTTCCATATTAAAGCAAATTGGTCTTCATCTGAGTTTGGAGTTGAGGTGATTAGACATTTACCACCTGTACTCAATGTTGGAGACAGTGAAGTCCAAAATTCAACTGCCTTTTCAGGTGGTTGTACGAATGCAAACTCATCACAATATATCATCGTTAAGGACATACCCCGTCCTGTGTTTTCCGTAGTTGTGGTTGCCATTATCTTTGAACCATTATCGAATTCTATGCTGTTCCTGTTGTATTGTGTTACCCCTGCCTTGATCCAACTTGGCAACATCTCATATGCATAACGCACCCTAGACATGATGTCTGACGCACCCGCGTATTTGTGTGCGGCGATAAGAATTTGTGAGTCGGGTCTGAACATGGCGTACCATATCAAATAACCCGAAGCACATGTTGTCTTTCCTGTCTGTCTCGGAAGCATCGCTATACTGAATCTATGATCGTTATAACTTTGTATTAATTTTTCTTGATATCCATACGGTGTAAATGCCATGGAACCTTTGGTTGGGTGTTGTATCTTGATAAATTTTCTCATGAAGTACAACGGTCCTGTTTTTGGATCCATGCACTTCTCTAATTCCAATACCTGTTCCTTGGAATATTTGTGTTTCTTATTGGCTTTTTTTATTTGATCAGAGTCTAAACTTACATATGCCATAACAAATGTATTTAAGTGTTAATGAACGTGAGTTAAGCGTTCTTTTTTGCCATTTTGGTAGCGGTTGCGTACATTACCGCTTTGGCATCTTTACCATAACGCTTCTTGAAATCGCCTTTGGCTTTTTTCATACCTTTGACGTATTTCTCTTTGGTCTTTTCTTCTGGTTTAGTGAGAGGACGTTCCGCTAGTCTTTTTTTTTGGCTTCGGTAACCGCTGTTTCATATGCCTCTTTGAATGACTTGTACTGTTCTCTCAAAGAATTTGCTAATTCCTCAGTGGTTGTCTGCATAGGATTGTCACCACTTGCCACTTTTGGAAAAGTTTGCTTTTGTCTGTTCAACCCGCCTGAATGAACATTTACAAGATCGTCTATAGATTGTGTTTTTTCATCAGGTTCGTTTGCGAAGTCTTCCTCGGCAGGTTCTTCTGCGCCGATCATTTTCGAATCAACTGGTTGTACCCCGGCCAATTTCAATATCTGCATCATCATGCCTGCTTCTTCCGGAGAATCTGTTGAAATCTGTATCGCTTCGTTAACTGATTCTTTCTTTATCTCTTTGTCCTTGATCGCCTTCTTCATTGGCTCTTTCTTGTTGCCATCTTTGTCCATGTCTAAAAAGTCTGGTTTAGACTTTGACTCTTCGACTCCATTAATGTTATCCCAAAATTCTCCAGAACCTTGTCCGTATTTTTTAACAAACTCTTCTTTAGACATATCTTCAGCATCGCTATGCATCTGCTGTTTTAAAGCACCTTCGTCGACTGTTTTTGGATTAGTTCTTTCCACATTTTCAACAGCATCGCCTATGTCGTGACCTGCTTCTTGATATTCTCTCAATTTTTGTAATATGTCAATCATTTCCATAACTTATTTCCTTTTTGGGTCTGGGTGTGGGTTGGTTGGTTTAGAAAGCGGACTTGGTGTTCCTTTTTCTTCAATGTGACTCTGAACTCCGGTCTCACCGCCCTTTGGATGGTCCTTGTTCTCTTGTCTGTCTTTCAGTAATTCTTTTAAAAGACTTTGATTTGCTTTGTCGCCATAAACTTCGTCTGCTTTTGTCTTTGGAGCATCTTTGTATTCCACATCCTGTAATACCGATTCGAATTCTGTTTTGTCTTTGGCCACTTTCATATCTGCTTGGTATTGTTCTGTAGGTTCACCCGGCTTACGAACAACAATCTGGTTTCTTCCAAGATTCAAGTAATTTGCAAGATATTCAGACATTTCAAATACCGATGCTGGATAGTTTGTTGTGGCATCAAAAATTGTTACACCCACATTCGTTAATTGAGGAAAATCTAGTGGGGTTTCTTGTATAGGATATGTTTTTCCTGCCGATAATTTGTCTAGATCAAATTTAGATAAAGCAGTTTCTAGTTTGTTTGCGAAATCCTTGTCAAGATCACCGGCTACTTTGATTTTGTAGTCATATTGTTTGCTTGATTCGGCAAGATATTTTGTAAACGTGCTCATATTTGTGTTATTTAGTCTTTTTTCATCAACTTCTTCATTAACTCGTTACGATCGCTTATTACAAAACCTTCAGATTCCACTGGTTCTGAGCCTGAATCTTCACCGTCTTTGTCCAATTTCATTTTTTTGAGTTGTAATTCGACCATTTTAAGTTTATTAGAAATTTTATTGTTTTTAGCATCGATGGCATTACGTAACATAGTGGATGCCACTTCAAAAATTCTGCCAGAATACCTAGAATCAACGTTCATACCCAGATCCATGAGATTTTTGTAACTTTCTTCGGCTTCGCCTGCCAACTTGTCTAACTCGAGATCCGACAACTCACCTAATCCTTTGACTTGAGGTAATGCTTTTTCAATTTTGTCAAACTCTGCGTAAGTGGCCTTCAAAGCGGCGGCAGTTTTTGGGTCTACATTATTGGCAACTTCACGGGTCTTGTCTTTGTTCGATCTTGCCTGCTCTTTTTTATCTACTTGATCAAAAGCCTGTTTTACATTTGGTAAATTTAAGATGTCTTCTAATTTTTTTGTCATTTTTAGTATTTACTTACGTGTGCCTTGATGAAAAAGTTGTTCTTCTGAAACAACTCTAAATTTTATACGTCTTTGGTTGGCATAGGCATTCGCGGCTTCCCATTTGGCATGATTGATTACCACTTGTTTTTGCTTTGCCGCACTCCTGCCTGCTCGCTCCATGGTGGTTTGATTCATTGGTTTAACTTCGATCATTTCCGCATGTTTTTTTCCATTCTTGTCCACATAGACAATGAAAAAATCTGGAACGTAAATTGTGTATTTTCCCGAAATAGGATGTCTGTATGGTATTCTTATTGCTTCACTGGCCCATTGATAGACATTGGGGTGTTCATCACACAACCTCATGAACGAGTGTTCCCAACTTGATCGGTATGTTGGTGTTTTTGTTCCGACATATTTTCCAGGATTACGCGGAGAGAATTTTCCTCTTGCAAATTTCATTATGATAAGATATTTCTTGAAGTAAAATCAGAAATATTTTTTGTATTTCTTACACCCAGTCTGCTTGATTTGTATCTGTTGGCGTTCAGTATGACAGATATTAATTCAGAAAGGGTGGCAGGATTTGCTTTACCCAAAAGATCCAATATAGATTGAGACGAGACTCCGTCAATTTTTGCCTGTTGTAAAACAACGTATGCTGTTTCCTCGGCCGGCTGTCTGTCAAATCCTCTTTTCACAAAAAATCCTACCGCGGCATCATAATCGTTTTGATTAAATTGGAAATTTTCTGAATATTGCCTGTCGGTCAAACTTTGTATTGTTTTTGCGAAATTGTCTTTGTCTTTAGTAGGAAGATTTGTGAATATTTCTTTCATTATATATTGGCCTTTTCTGCTACAATGGTTACATCGAGAGTTTGTCTGTTGATCTTGACGTAACCCTCTGTGACTAATTTAGTTATGTCGGTTAGTGTTCTCGACCTGTAAACATTTTTGGCATTTTGGTCCAAGGCATTGTAGGCAACATTACTTTGGGCAACTGTTAGTCCTTGTCTAGCACCCACAACCTTGAAGTATATTCCTGCAGAAACTTCATCTCTCAACGCCTGATTCGTAGAAACTAAATTAAAACTTTCAGAAGGACTGTAAAAATTTTGTGTGTCAAGCACAGGATTATTCACAACAGTGTTTGTGTTATTTTTTTGTTTTTTATTTGAGTCTGCTATGCCATAGGCTGTGGCGGCAGTAACACCCAAAAGAGCGGCCTGAGTACCAACATTTCCTATTGAATATTGCCCAGCAGGATTTGTTATTGTGCCCGCTTGTCTACCTAAACCTATCACTCCTTCTTTTACAATACCTTTCAATTCTTCTTTGACTGCATCTTTGGCTTTAATTTTTTTTGCGTTGTTATATGTGTTGATCCCTTGTAGCACCGCACCTAAATAATTTCCTTCTCTGGCACTTCCTATCACGGATCCAATTCCGTCTACTATTCCTCCAGGTCCAAAAATAGATGTGGTACCACCACCCAATGCTGTTAGTGGAGAAGGTTCTCTGTCATAATGTACTGTGGCAAAACCACGTGGATTGTTTTTTGTAATATTTCCGGCCGAATAGAGCACAGTCTCATAAAATATCTGCATTGTGTTTGCCATGATCCCTCCACCGTCTGCTTGGTCTAGATCGTCATGTGAGAAAGATCCTATTCTTGGATTGATCAAAGTGAAACTTGTAAAATCCTGTTTGTGTAGTGCGAAAATTTGAATAGATCTCAATAATGGGTGTTTCCTTTTTTGCCTTCCGTCCATTCCAAACTGTGTTCTAGTAATTTTATTTTCACTGTCGTACATTGTGTCTCGTTGATTGTTTAATCCGCCGGTCGATGCCACGGTGATCGAATCTACAATATTGTATTCGTAATACGCCTTCCAGAAGGCATTCACTATGTCGTAGTGATCGTCATGGAAAGTAAGATTGATAGGGGTGTAACTTATCCTTGTGCCCACGTAGGTTTTTTTGTTGTACTGTTGTTTTTCCTCGAGGTTGAGATTATATTTTGGCAAGTCGACCGACTTGACCAACATGTTCAATTCCGACTTTTCATTGGAAGAGAATTCTCTTGTGAAAGTGTCGTCGTCGATGTCAAAAACCACATGGAACAGAAACTTCTGTTTAGGCATCAACCTATAATTGTCGTCGATGTATAAACGAGATGCGTGTTGATAGTCTTTCGTTCCTGGAAGACCGTTTGAAAAACTATTTAGAAAGTTATTGATACTTGGCATACCTTGTATTTATGGCCACAAAAAAAGCGCCTATAATGGCGCTTTTCTTGTTTATAATTGCTAACCTAAACTTTAAATACCACCACCTGTTGATAGTGTGCCTACTGTTCTTGTTAAAGCCGTTCCTATACCTGTACCTTGTGGAGTTTGTACAGCATTGTCGTATCTTACTGACAATGTGATAGTTGCTGGATCACTAGTTGCGTAAGCCAATGAGTTATAGTTTACTGACTCAACGTATGATCCATAAAGTTCGAATGTTTCTAGGATGTTTGGTGCAGAAGCGCCATTACCACCATCAAGCATCTCGATTCTAGTTGTAAATTTGTAATCGATACCTGAAGCGGCACTTGACTGTTCGAAGAAGTCGAACTGTTTCTGTACCTGTTCGCCGCAAAGTTTAGAAACCGCATTGTTCACGTCATCTCTCAATGTAATTGTGATCGGTTCCCAAGTGTGTTTACCAGCGATGTATACTCTTGAGTTGTAAACATCTAAAGTTGTGTTTTCAAATGTTAAGTTTGGTCTTGTACAATCCACTACTTGTTTTGTAAGTTCTGACCTAGGTGTAGATACACCAAAGTTTTCAAGAACTACTCTAAACCTATACTGTAGTTTTGGCATCAACAAACCTTGTGATGCTGAACTTTGGTCGTTTGCTAGTGGTACTGTAAATTTTGAAAGTGTTGATATTGCCATATTGCTCCTTTACTTACCGAGGATTAATTGCCTAGGTTTGCTATCTCTCCTGTGTTTTTTATTCTTAAAGGTATGTAAATGAATTCAACCGATTTAACTGGTTCAATTGCAATATCCACATACAATTCATTCCTGTCTATTCTTGTTGGTGTGTTGTTTGTGTCATCACACACTACTAAGAAGTCAAACAGTGCCCTTTGTCCTACTAATTCTAACAAGAATGACTCAACTGCTTGTTTGATTTCGTTTCTTGTTAATTCATCGTTTGGTTCAAAGATAAATGGTTTGGCTATAGCATCTAGTTGTGACCTTAGATACACTGTTAACCTTGCCACGTTGATCCTATCTAAAGCAGAACTTCCTGAAACTTTATTTAAGTTTCCAAAGTTTACAATTCCTGCTCCTGAAAAGAATGTTACTGGGTTGACCTTAGCAACATGCATGGCATCTCTAGCAGATTCTGTAAGTGCCACTTGAGAGAACTCACCTTCTGAATCTATGTAACCAACTGCTGTCGCATTGTCTACAGTTCCTCTTCTTGTACCTGCTGGTGCGAACCATGGGAATCCAACGTTGTCGTTGTTAGCAAAGGTTCTCAACATCATGTGTGAAGGCGGAACAACAATGTTGTTGCCTGCGTTATCAGTTGTTCTTCCTGAAGGATAAAATATTCCTAAGTATTCTGAAGAACTAACCAATCCGTCTTCTCCGTTGTCACTGGCACTAGCAGAATTGTTGGCCCAATTTGTTATTGATGTAGATGTTCCCTGTAATCTTAAAGGTGTATCTCCAATAATAAACCCTGTGTTGTTTCTGTCGGTGTTTAAGTTGATCATTTCTGAAATCGCTTCTGGATAACCCGGACAAGCAAGTACGTTGAATCCTCTTTGGTCTTCTCTGATTGCTTGGTTTGTGTTGATCTCTGATTTGATTTGTGCCGTGATAACTTTTCTCTGTGCTTTTCTTCCAAACACACCGGAACCGTTGTCGTTGTTTGCTGATTTAGTTACCCATCTATCTGGATAGTAACCTGCCACTGATTCATTTGAGAATCTAACGTTACCTAAACCTGATGATCCTGATCCAGGATATGCAGTTGTAGTGATGTAATTGTTTTTGTACTCTTTAACATTGTAACCTGATCTTCTTGTATTGAACAACAAGATTGATTTTGGATAAAGAGTTGGATTTGGAGCATCTGGATCTAAGAAGTTGTCACTTAATAAATCTTTAATGCTTGATGCTGTACCTGCCTGGGTATTGCCGTCTGCCGCTTTATCTGTAGATGTATGCCATCTAGCGTCAGCGAAAACAATTCCGTCTTCTGTGGTTTGATCTGTGCTGTCGATCAACACCCATCTAGCACCGGTTGTAGTTACTACTACTCCGTTGTTTGTATTTGATGATGAAATTGAAGCACTAGTGTCGTATCTATAAATTTTTGGATAGTTTTCTAAATCGCTTGTATCAATCCATAAATCGTTTGCCACTAATTGTGTTCCATCTGATTGAGTAGTCGGTGCGGTAGCACTGAACTGTGGTCCATTTGGATCTGTGCTTGAATATAAGTTTTTGTATCCAACCCAAGTCGTTCCGTTGTGAGCCATGATGTCGGCATCTAAGTTTGTGTTGTACCACAATGTTCCGTCTGCTGGTTCATTTGTTGGAGCACTTGCTGATGCTGTGTAACTTAATCTCTTCCAGTTTGTAGCAACAACATCAGACGGTGTTGTTGAGTCTTCTGTGTCGCCTGCTGGAGCATCATATAAGTTGTCAACTAAGGTTGTTGAATTTACTGTGAAAGTTCCATATGAATGAGCATTGGCTGTACCAAAACCTGCATCATCAAGTGGAGTTCCTGAAACATTCCACATTCTAAAGTCACCGCCTAGGGCATGAGTGATCTTGATAGCACCCTTGTTCTCACCTGACGTGATAACTTCTGCTGTCAAGTTCGTGAATCCTGCTGTAGTGAATGCTGTTACAAAATCTTCAGCATCGCCTAGGGTAGAACCATCTCCAGAAATCATAGTTACAGTTTTTGCTGTATCAAGTGCTTCTTGGTTCTTGATAGATTCTTGAACTTTGAATGTTTCGTTTGCTGTGAAACTTGGATTTTTATTATTAGAAGTGATTGTGGTTGCTCCACCTTCGTATCTAAACAGTTGGAAATCGCCAAGTGCTGGCGTGCCATCGAATTGTCCAAGTACACTTTGTTCAGTTACGTTGTACTGAGCATAAAGTTGACCAGTTGACAAGTTGGCACCACCACCTGCAGGATCCAGGTTATAGATCGCGGAGTGGTTGGTAGCATACAATGGAGAGTCAACTGTTCCAAATGAACTTGTTGAACCACTGTATAATTTGACAGAAAGATCAGCACCCGAATTCGGAGTGGTTGTCTTGAACCAAACCGAACCGTTAGGTCTGTTGTCGTCTGCTGTTTTCCAAGTTGGTCTTGATGTATGAGGTGCTTGTAGGAATTCCGGTCCTTTGTATAAGCCGGCAGTTATTCCTAGGTTAGTTAAAATTGTACCTGAACCATTCTCAATTCTTATTGTGTTGTCTGCTGTTGAATCTCCGTAAGCAAGACCGTTGATGAATAACTGGAATTTTCCTGTCACACTGTCAACTGCCGCTGTCACACCTGGTACATTCGCTGTGTTATTGATGTAAGTTGCGAAAGTAGATCTAGAAGTTGTAGCAGATGTAACTGTTACACCATTGATCACAATGCTGTGTCCAGAAGTGATCGTGCCTGATGTTTCAGTTCCTTCTATTGTAGGATGACTAGTGTGCCATGCTGTGCTTCCTAGTTGTACCCAAGCGTTGGAATCGTTTTTGTAATAGATTTTGTTTGTGACATGTGTTGTATTGATCGCATAATCTCCTATGCTTCCCACACTTGTCTTTGGAGCACCTGTTGAAGTATTGCCGACTAGATCTGTTGTGTTAGTGATCAAAGTAGTAGTTATGGTTGTAAAGGCTTGATTGGTTCGTGACCATTCGAATATTCCGTAAACCGAACTTCCTAAATCAAACCAGTAAGTTCCGTCAGTTGGTGCCGAAGTAGGAGCACTGGCGCTACCTTGTAATTCATTTAAGTCAACATTGGCTCTCATAACGAAGGCTCTGTTTGCTATACCCAAGAAACTGTATGCCGCTTGTAAACCATATTCGTTCAGTTCATATCCGTTGATAGGATTTCCTGAAGCGTCTGTGTAGAATTTCGGATCTCCGAAAGTCTCTGTTAATTCTCTTTGTGATGAAATCAAATAAACTTGATTTGCATTTGATGTTTGTGTTCCTGGTGCCGTGCCTGTGCCCGCACCGTTTAATTTGTCTTGTGCTGTTGCTACGATCAGTAATGGAGTCGTGCCCGCGTCTGACGGTACATAGAAACTCTCATCTATTACTGAAACTTCAACTCCTGGTGATGTTAATGCCATTTAGTTCTCCTTGCAAGTATAACTGAATGTATTTATAGCGTTTTGCCTAAAATACGGTAAAATTGTTATAAATTTGGTACCTATATAGGGCACATTAAATATAGTTATGAAAAGACCTTTGTGCAGTAAGTGCCAATCAAAACCAAGGGCCTATGCCTACCGTAAGAACAACAAAATTTATTGGAGAAGTTTGTGTGATTCTTGTATTCGTAAAAAGAAAAATTTAAAAACCGGAAGAATGGCAAAATGGCAATCGGCGGGATATAAAAAAAACAAGAAATGTGAACTATGTGGTTTCAGGGCGTCTGTTTCCAGACAATTGGATGTGTATCATGTTGACGGAAACCGTAATAACTGCTCACAATATAACCTTAAAACTATTTGTGCCAATTGCCAAAGGTTAAAAAGTACGCAAGATCTTGGCTGGTCTATTGGTGATCTTGAAGTTGATGAATAAGTGTGTCTATATTAGTGTTTAAATTTTCTAGAGTGCTGTCGTTTTCTATAGTGTGATCAAACTCACACCCGATCCAATCCCATTCCGATTGGTGAGCACCCGATGCCTGCATTTTTTCTCTGCTAGGAATCTCTCCACGTTTTACTAGAATTATTTTTCCATTTTGTTCTCTGATTGTCTTAATTTCATTCACAAAACGTGTGTCTGATATCACTGTCTTTTCACCATGGTACCTAGCAACTAGGCTGTCTACCCATATAGTGTCAAGCATTCCGCCTCGGCATACTTCGGTTCCGAAATATTGAAGTACCCAACGTGGGGTTATTGGTTTTCCAAATTTATGTGACCAAAACTTATCCTCTTTCTCACGCCATTCTCGTGATTCTTTGCTTTGGCCCTCCAACATGGTTCTGTCCCAATTAAAAATCAACGACACAGCATCCTTGAGACTTTTGGCAAAAGAATCTCTCTTGAATCCGTGTTCCTGCACCAGTCTGGCCGCAACAGTGTCTTTGCCAGAACCTATCAAACCAACTAAACCTATAAGCATAAGGATTATACTAACAGATTTTTATTTGGTTTTCAAGTCCTTAAGTCTTTTTTCTAGTTCTTTTTTGATTTCTCCGACAGCATTCAGTAAGTGAAATGTTATTTTCCAATTAGGACCTGCCTTTAGAAGAACTTCAAATGCTATTGTCAATTGCTTGAGTTGTCTGAAAGATAGTTCAGAAAGTTTTGAGAAGTATTTGTTTCTTGCCATAATTATGTGCCTTTCTTTTGCCTGTTTTGTGCTGTATTTAATTTAGATTTTTCAAGAATTAACCTATAACAAAACTGTAAGGTGTACCACCTTCTTGGTAGTTGTTGATCTCACCGTCAAGACGTTCCATCTCTGCTACACCTTCTGCCTTGAGTGCATCTCCGTTTAATGTCGTTCCACCTTGTGGACCTGCGATTGTATTGAATTTGCCTCTGGCCTCGCCCAGCATGATTTTACATACTGCCAGCGTGTAATCTCTGATCCATGGTTTAGAATATATGTCTTTGAAAAGAGTAATGTCCGGTCTAAAATTATCACAATGAAGTATCACGGTTTCGGAATCTGCTCTTGGTCTCTGAGTGATAGTCAAAGTCTTTGTAGCGTTGTCATAATGGAATTGTATAAATGAACCAAACATTTTCCCCACAAGTTCTTGATAAGAAGCAAAGGCATAATAAGTGGCCAGACCACCTGTTGCGCCTGCCCTTAAAAGATAGGTATTTGTGTAGGCAAGGTTGAATGGTTCAAAAAGTGTTCCACCTTCACCGCCTTCTGTCCTTGATCCAACTGTTCTCCTACCAACTTGTCTCACATTTATGATCTCGTCGGGCAAGATATACTTGTTTTGATTCTGTTTAAGTTCCAAGAAATTGTATGATTCTTCGGTGGCATTTGAAGAACGTTGTCTGTATCTGTTTACGGCTCTTTCAAGTGCTGTTTCATAGTGTTTAGGGTCTAATTCCACATCGACCATGCCCTCACCGAGGTTGTTTTTTACGTAATCAAATATTTCTTGTTGACCTGTTTGTAACTCTGACATACACATATTTATGGTAGTGCCGCATTCAATAAATATGTGTAGGATGCCAAGACTTTCATTATACAAGCCTGAAAAAGGCAATGATTACAGATTCATGGATAAAACCATAAATGAGCAGTTCACTGTGGGTGGCACCGACATTTATCTTCACAAATATTTAGGACCATACGACCAAGGAAGCACCAACAAAGACGGTGCGGCTTCTCCCACACAACCACAATATTCCGGAGACAGCCTAAATGAAAGGACCATACAAGATTTGTTGTTTTTGGAAAACAGAGACCGAAAATACTCCGAAGACGTGTATATCATAAGAGGCATTTACAATGTACAGGACATTGATTTTAATCTATCGCAGTTTGGTATGTTCCTACAGAATGACACTGTGTTCATGACTGTGCATCTAAACGACACTGTGGAAAGAGTTGGAAGAAAAATCATGGCAGGCGATGTAATCGAATTGCCTCACATGAAAGACGATTTTTCTTTGGATGAAAATATACCCATAGCACTGAAAAGATTCTATGTGGTGGAAGATGTCAACAGAGCCGCAGAAGGATTTTCACAGACTTGGTGGCCACATCTACTAAGATTAAAATTAAAATCAATTGTGGATTCACAAGAATACAAAGATATTCTAGAGAAAGAAGTGGGAGATACCGGCAATACTCTTTCTTCTTACATGAGCACATACAATCGAGAAAAAGAAATCAATACACAGATAGTGAATCAAGCAGAAGCAGATGCTCCTAAATCAGGATTTAATTATAAACAATATTATGTTACTCCAATTGATGAGCGAGGCAACATCAGAAAAGAAGGCATATCAGAAGGTCAAGCATCGTCAGATGAATCAATCAATGCTGTGATAGACACACCGGCCGCATCGCATTATGGATTCTATCTGGATGGAGACGGAATACCACCGAATGGCTATGTGGCGGGACATGGTACATCATTCCCTACATCGGGTGTTGATAAAGGTGATTACTTCTTAAGAACAGATTATCTACCTAACAGGTTGTTCCGTTACGACGGAACAAGATGGATTAAAGTAGAAGACGCAATAAGAATGACAACAACAAACAATGATTCAAGAACAAATTACAAAACCAGTTTTATCAATAACACAACCAGTTCAACAATAAACGGGTTAACCGTGGAACAAAGGCAATCACTTACCGAGGCCTTGAAACCAAAGGCTGACGATTAATGTTACATTTTTACGAAGGACAAATAAGGAAATTTTTGACACAATTCATACGTGTTTTAAGCAATTTCAATATTGAGGTAGGCAAAGGAGCAGATGGTTCTGTGCAACTCAAACAGGTACCTGTGGTTTATGGTGACATGACTCGTCAGGTAGCAAATATTTTAAAACAAAATTCTGAAAACTCTTTGGTTTACGCACCAAAGATTGCGGCCTACATCACAGGTCTCGAATATGACAGGGAAAGAATGCAGAATCCTTATCATATCGAAAAACAACATTTGAAACAGAGAGACAGAAATGCCGATGGCACATACAACGAAAATTTAGGTGCTGGTTATACCGTAGAAAAGGTTATGCCTTCGCCTTTCCGTCTAAATGTAACTGCCGATATATTCACCACAAATACCGATATGAAACTTCAGATAATGGAACAAATCCTTTACTTGTTTAATCCGGATTTTGAGATACAAAAATCTGACAATTATATAGACTGGACATCTTTGAGTTACATAGAATTAGAAAGTGTGTCCTTCTCATCGAGGACGATACCTGTGGGTGCCGATTCCGAAATCGACGTTGCCACGATGACTTTCTCGATGCCTATTTGGTTATCTCCACCGGTCAAAGTGTCTAAATTAGGTGTGGTAGAAAAAATTATTATGTCCGTGTATGACGATGATGGTGGTATAACGAAAGGTCTCATAGACGGTTCATTACTTTCGAGAAGTTATATAACGCCGGGTAGTTTTAATCTGTTCTTGTCAGGCAATCAGTTAAGACTGTTTGGAACCACAGGTATAAACGTGGGTTCGGGAGGCGACGGTTATTACACAGGTGCTACTGCCACTGACCTTGATCCTTTTACAACATTTGGTCCACCGATTAACTGGAACACATTATTGAATCAATACGGCAAAATAACAAATGGTATATCACAAATTAAACTTGTTCAGGAAAACGGAAATGAAGTGGTAGGGACTATTGCTCCGTCACCCCTTGACGAGTCAATACTGATATTCAGCATAGATTCAGACACTGTGCCTGCCAACACACTCACTGCTGTGTCTAAAATTGTAAATCCTCTAACATTTGATCCCGGTACACCCGCAAACGGAACTAGATATCTTGTGGTTAATGATATAGGTGATTCAACTAACACCTTTGATGCCACTGCCTGGGGTAATCTTAGAGCAAGTGTGAATGACATTATAGAATACAATAGTTCAACTGGTAAATGGGGAGTGGTATGGGACGCTTCTGATCCAGATTCCACAGTGGCATATGTCACAAATTCAAACACTGGTATACAATACAAATTCACTAATGGTGCATGGGTCAAAAGTTATGAAGGAATCTATGTTGCAGGCAAGTGGACTCTTGTGTTATAATCAATAGATGGAAAAAAATATAATTTGTTCAGGTGCATTATTCTATGCTGTAAACACCAAACGGTTCCTGTTCCTACAGAGGACCGACGGAAAAACACGTGGATTGTGGGGATTAGCAGGAGGTAAAACTCGTTTTCAAGAGTCAGCGTTTGAAGGATTAAAGAGAGAAGTTGCGGAAGAATTAGGCTCAACACCAAATTTTAAAAAAGTGATTCCATTAGAACTGTTCACTTCCAATGATCAAAAATTTTTCTTTAATACCTATGTAATCGCCGTTCATGACGAATTCCTACCTCGATTAAATCACGAACACTCATCCTATGCTTGGTGTGCCTTTGAATGCTGGCCAAAAAATCTTCATGCTGGTCTAAGGAATACATTGAACAATAAGTCTATCAAGGGAAAACTGCAGACTATCCTAGATTTAATAGTATAATATTACCATAAATACTTTGTATGGCAAAACGAGGACCACAATTAGGCGATCCAACTGATTTCAGTTATAGAGTAAGCAAAGTAACAAAAATTGTCGACGGTGACACTATTGATGTTGTCATAGATATGGGATTTGATATACTGTATAAGAGTAGAGTAAGGTTGTTTGGTATAGACACCCCGGAATCAAGAACCAGAGACAAGGTTGAGAAAGAGTTTGGTCTCATGAGCAAAAAATACCTTCAAAGCAGATTGAAAAAAGCAAAAAAAATTACAATCAAAACACACAAAGATTCAGAAACAGGTAAATTTGGCAGAATTCTGGGAGAAATATTTTGTGATGGAGACAATGTCAATCTTGCCATGTGTAAAGAATACTATGCTGTACAATATTACGGACAGAACAAAAAACTAATCGAAGACGCACATATCAAAAATAGAGAAAAAGTCAAAAAAATCTAACTGTTCATCGTTGTAAATTGTTTAAAGACGCTATCTTCTAATAAATCTATTTCCATAGTACCATCAAAACCGATGTAGTTGGTTTGTAATGATTTTTTGTCATTTGTTATCAGATTTAATTTTTGCTTCAAAAATATTTCACTGCATTCGAAAACATCTAATTTTATCGATTTGATTTTAACATGTTTGTCAGCAATAATTTCTCCATCTTTATTGACAATGGTATCTATTTTGTTATTTTTTCCGTTGAATTTTAATTTTATTTTTTGAGGTAATGTTATTTTTTTTGTGTATGTCTTTGTTGTTGTTGTGAAATGATTTTCTGCCTCTATAACATCAATCTCATCATTCAACTCTGCAGATACAGACATGTTCTTGTTCCTTAATGGAAAAAACTCAAACTCAATTGATATGAGACATTCAGATTGATTCATCATGCTATTAACGTTTCTAAAAGGTAATGATTGTCGATGTTATCCGCCACTTTATATCCAAGTTTTTTGCTTAGATCATTCAACTCGTTGGCCCACCTTGCTCTCAACTGTGGAGTGCTACCTGTTTTTCTATTGATCCATAGACTGGGTTGATCACCTATCATTTCAATACCTAGGTCTTCTTTGTTCTTGTCTAAAAATGTATTTGGAAAAATACCCAAAGTGCCACCCCACTGCAGATGTATGACATCCTTGTATTCGGTATGATTTTTTAACCAATCCTTTATAAAATCAATGTCTTCTTCCACTTCATTTACGTAACCTACAATGTTCATCAAGAACTGTTTGATATTGTATTTTTTAGCATAATACAAATGATCATCTATGGCTTTATTTGAAAATTTTTTACCCATGGCAAATCTTATATGCTGATTAAGATTTTCTATGCCCACCATTAGATTAGTCGCTCCGCTGTCACGCAACAATCTCCATTCGTCGTCTGACTTGTCGTGTGATTCTCTGTATATGAAATGCCCGTTCCACTGCAGTCTCCAATCTGGATTTTCAAGATTGTGTTTGGCCAACATTCTGCACAATTTCAAAAATTCTTTTTGGTTGCCGTTAACTAGCGAATCTTGGAATTTAAAAAATCTGATGTTGTATTTTTTGCTCTGGCTCAACATTTCTTCAAAAATATCTTCGGCGTCTCTCCAATGAAATTTTGGCCAGTTCACTATGAAATCACAATAGGTGCACTGTCTCACACATCCTCTACTTCCAACTATGGCAAGAGCCTTTTTTTCGTAGACATCAAAATTATAATCGCCGTAATCTGGAACCGGTAATGTTGACATCTCTTGTCTGCTAATCTGCGTCCAAGTGTCTGTGTTGATTCCGTCGTGTGCTGTGTTTCCTTGAAGAAATTCAAACAAAGATTTCTCAGCATCTCCTTTGATGTGGAAATCTATCAGTTTCATTTTAAGCATGTCCTCAACAAATTGCGATTTTCCAGTAAATGCCTTGTTACAGCCTGCTCCGCCTACGAGTATGATGACATTGGGATCCAGTTTTTTAATAAAATATGATATCCATTTGGCGCTCCTTTGACAAATGTAACTGAAAATGCTTAATCCTACATATTTGGGTTTGAACGAAACAATTTGTCTGGCTATGTTGAACAACATGTCATTGAGAATTTGTTTCGTGTCATTATTGACAAATTCATCAAAGAAGAATCTTATTATGTCATTTCTATTTTTGTATTTCTTTGTGAAATTATAAATCTCTACATTCAAGTCAACGCTAAGGCAACTCAAACCTGCTTTTTCTATTATGGGTTTGAGCACCGCAGGTGCCATCAGCGGAATATTTGAATCTGTCCATGGCACTGTGGCCAGGATAAAATCTTTTTGAATATTATTTTTATTTTGTAGACAGGCAAATTCCATCATGTGTATTTAAATGGTTTTTGCTTAGACGTCTTTTATTTTTCGAATTGAGACTTTCGTATGAAGATACCAAATGAATTTGACCGTAGGCAATTTTCCAGGAACATTCCATCCATTCGGATTCATAGTCATACTCCTGGAAATTGCCCGCGTTGAACATTATTGTTCTAGTCTTTCTTTGCTTTGCTGAAGAAAGCGTCTGTGTAACTTTTCACGCTGTCCTGGAACTGTTTCACGTTCTCTGTGATCTTGGCCGGATTGAATGATTCCTGCACCTTTTCATTGAACTGTCTAACATTTTCCATTAGTATTTTCGCAGTCTCGTTGCCTTGTGGCACAGCGTTGGTCACGAAGTCGTTGTACTTCTTGGCCTGCTCTATTATGTCCTCGGCAGAGATAGTTGGAAATTTAAATTCAGTCACTACTTGATCACCATCTTTTTTTGATGACATTTCGTACTCGTTGAGTTTAACTGAATAGTTGAACTGAGCAATATCTTTTGCTAGTCCTAGTAGGTCGGCTCTGATTTCGTAGCCGTTTCTTGTTGTGTTTGCCATAACATTCTCCTTTTTGTTTGTGTTTGTGTGTGTTTGTTATAGACTTCTATTTATATACTAGGACAAGACATCTGTCAACTATTCATCTTTAATATAAGTTTTACCAGTAAGTTTTTCGATATCTCTGATCATTTCTTCCATATTAACACGCACAGTTTTACCAGTTCGTGTGTTTTTTGAATAGTATTCCCACTCGCCTTGAGCGTTGTGTGGTGATATTTTGGTTACGTTGCCCGCTTCATCTCTGACATAAACTTCAGCACTAGCGGCCTCATCTTTGGCATATATGTGGGCCTTGTCGGCTACTGTAGCAGGATCTGAACCGACTGTCAACGCAATCGGACTGTCGAATGTTTTGGCTCCTGTAATGGTTTGTTCAGGAGTAATCAATACCTGTTCTGAAGTTGATGCACCCGATTCTGTACGCAACAAAGAAACTCTCCATGCATTGACAGTAGTAGAGCCTCCCGACGTAGATGCCGCTGAGACTGTTACAGTCGTGCCCGACAGTGAGGCCGTGAATGTCAATTGATCTGAATCTTTGCTTGACACTATTGGTCCAGAACTGACATATGCGTCGGAACCATCAGTGACCACATGTACTTCAGAAATGCTGGCGGCACCTTCCGCTGAATTGTATCCAACTACAACATACTGAGCACCTGTCACAGATTCGGTTGAGAAAGTGTCTATGGATGTGGCACTACTGCTGACACTGGATGCTCCCACTGTCTTAATAGTGTCACCTGTTGCTGTTGTTTCTGAATCTCCAAGCAGTATCCTGTACATCTTGACATTGCAGTTTGGTGTGTTGCCGGATGCCCTCAATCTTACCGAACCCGAAGAAACATCTGCCGACAGGGTCAGCAAGGAATCATTGCCTGTGAAAATTTCATTGTAAATTGATATGTAGGCATCTGAACCATCTGTCACAACCACCGCTTCAAGGTTTGAAAGTTCTCCGTTGGCGGCACTAACTGATATGAAATATTTGGCGCCTCTGTATGTGGTTGCACTCCAGGTATCCAAATTTTCTACAGCACTGTCCACGTCTGTGTTGAGTATGGTTGCTGTGTTTCCAGAACTTGATGCTGTTGTCGAATCTCCCAGGCCTATCCTGAACAAAGACACGGAGTTGACCACACTTGCTCCTGTGGCCAGTAACCTAACATTGCCTCCGGATATGTCGGCGTCAACGCTCATGTGGTCTGCCGATCCTGACTGAACACCGTTGGATGATGACACAAATGCCTGTGAGTCGTTGTGAACCAAGGTGTATCTTTCCGTGGCTACATCGTTGTTGATCTCGTCTCTTGTGACCGCATAGTAGTAAGCACTGTCAAAACTTGATGTTGAAAATTGATCTATTACCGACTGTGCTGTTCCTAGGCCGGTTTCCGGAGTTGGTGAACTTGTGTTGTCTGTGTCAGCGGCCGCGGTGGTGGTGGCTAGTATGTCCACGAATTCCGAACCATCCCATTTCTCATACCTTGACAGAGATGTGTTGTACCTCAACATACCATTGGCACCGGTTGGTCTCTGTGCCGTGGTACCGTTTGGTAGTGTCAATGCCCCTGTCGCTCCTGCGAATGATGCCAGGCTATCACTCAATGTGAAATTGGATGCGTTGGCATAAAGATTGTTTGAACTGTCGTTGGTCGCTCTGTACATCAAAGGTTCTTCAACATACATCCTCGCAAATCTCACAGTGTTGTTTCCTGTGTTGCCGGACATGATCAATCTCGCTTCACCCGATGAAACGTCGGCGGTGAAAGTTACAAGGTCGGATGATCCGCTCCTCACAACCTGTTCTGTGATGTAACTGTCTGAACCATCATTGGTTAATGTTATTTCAGAATTTTGATATTCGCTGTCTCCCTCGATGCTGATAAAATAGGTAGCGGATCTTATAGCATAAGTGCTGAACTTGTCCAATGTGACAACACCATCACCGCCTGTTGGCACATCTAGGTGTGTCCTGTAAGCGTTTACAGTTGTGCTGGAGCCACTGGTGCTTTGTGCGTTCAGTGTTATGGTGCCGTTGCTGAGTGATGCGGTGAAAGTGAGTTGGTCCGTTCCTTTTGTGCTGACACTTGAAGAACCCACGTAGGCATCTGATCCATCCGTGACAACATACACATCACTGATCGAACTCGCACCCTCGGATGAATTGTTACCCACAACCACGTAATGGGCACCGACATAATTGGAAGTGTCTATGGTATCTATCGCTGTGGCTCCTGAACTCACAGTGACCGAATCAAGTAGATTGTTGTATGTGCCTGTGGTAGCGGTTTCCGAGTCTCCCAATATAATCCTATACATTTTGACCACGGTGTTTGTGTTACAACTTGCCCTTAACCTAACATTTCCTCCGGAGACGTCAGCGGATAGTGTTATCAGGCTGTTGTTTCCTGTGAAGTTTTCATTGAACGATGAGATAAAAGCATCGGATCCGTTGTGTACCACCATTGCCTCTATGTTTGAAAGTTCGCCGTTGTCTGAACTGCATGATATAAAATATCTTGCTCCTCGATAGACAGAGGCACTCCATGTGTCCAAGTTTTCCACAGCACTGTCAACATCAAGGTTGATTATTTTTGAAGTCGGCGCACCCGAAGATGCCGCAGTGTTGTCTCCCAGATTGATCCTGTAGAACGAAACAGAGTTACTAGCAGTTGTTCCAGTGGCATTTAGGCTGACTGTTGATCCCGACAGTGAAGCATTGTAGGTCAATTGATCACTTGAGGCACCTGTATTGACCACTCCTCCTGAACTGACAAAGGCAGTGGTGCCGTCATGCACTAGACTGATCTGGGCCGTGCCCAATTCGTCGTCGGTAAGATTTTTAGTCACGGCAAAATAGTAGGCGCTGTCATAATCTGTTTTCGTAAACTGGTCAATGACCTTGGAGGTCGTACCTATGCCTACTGAGGTACCGAATGTGGTGTCACTGTTGATTTCTACTGTTCTTATTTCTCTATCAGTGACTTTGCCATAAACTGCGTTGTCATATTCTCCCAATTTTGTGGTGCTACCAAGATCTAATCTATACATGGTGGCAGTGGACTCTACTCCGCCGCCGGCTGTGGCTTTCAAGTTAACACTTGAACCACTTATGTCTGCAGAGAATGTGGCAGGATACTGATTGGCATTGGTAGAAGTCTTGCCGTAATCATTGATGTACACTGTTGATCCATCATGTACAAGGCTCAATTCGGAAAGTTGATAATCTTCGTTTGTTCCGTTTTTGATCAGAATGTAATATTTGGCTGATCTAATATCTGTGGCAGTGAATTGATCTATTGTGGTAGCACTAGACAGTATCGATGTACTGCTGACTATGATTTTACTGTTGGTGTTGGCCACAGTTGTGTGATGATCACCCAATGCGATCCTGTAAAATTTTAGATTTACATGTGAACTCTGAGCGTTGGCTGATGCCAACAATCTAACCTTGGTTCCACTTATGCTGGTTGTGAATGTGACCAGGTTGGTGCTGTCTTCGTTGGTCCTGTACTGACTGATGAATGATGTGGTGCTGTTGTGTACCACATTCACTGTGGTCGTACCTATCAGACTGTTTGTTATGTCATTGATTCCGACATGATATACCGCTCCTCTGTATTCATTGATGTCGAATTCGTCCACAACTGTCTGGGTTGTCGTCAGTTTGTTGAACGAGAACTGTGTTACGGCAGTGTTGTTTCCACCACCACCACCAGAACTCTCAGCGAAGGTTAAGTTGCCCGAGCCGTCGGTTTGTATGACCTGACCATTTGATCCGTCTGTTGTGGGAAAATTGATTCCTGAAATTTTTACTGTGCCAGACCCATTGGCTGACAGTTCCAGGTCTGAATTGGATGCGTTTGTTGATATTGTGTTGTCGGTTATTGTGACACCGTCTAGTGTCGATGATCCTGTCACGCTCAAGGCAGTTGTGAGAGTTGTGCCATTTACGTGCAACTGTTGTGTGGGTTCCGAGATACCTATACCTATCCTGCTGTTAGTGACATCGAGGTACAATAGGTTTGTTTCAAATGCAAGGTCCGTGCCGTTACGAGTCAAATTTGACTTCAACACCGACCCAGATATACGACCAATGGCCATATCGATAGGTCTCCCGTTATAAATTTATGTCACGAAGCAAACGCTTCGAGAGCCCTTTACATAGTGGGCCAAACTGTATGTGTATTTAGTGTATAAATGAAAAGGGCGACACAATGGCCGCCCTTTTACTAGGAAGAGTATTTTTACTTATTAGTTGTTGGTTCTAACCACACAATTTACCATTCCGATACCTTCGTCGGCTTTGCTTTCTAGTGCTCTGCCAATCACATGGAATGGGTTGATGTCTTCTGATTCAGACACTGCTCTGGCAGTTCCTTTGATAGAAGAACTAACTAATCTGTCGCCTTTGGCCACAGCACCTGTAACCCTAACTGGTGTTCTACCAGTCATCGCCACAAATGGGTGTGAATCGTTGTTACCAGCGCCTGCGTTCATGGCATATGCTGGTCTTGTTGATATAACACCAAACACTTTTGAAGACTTGTCTTCTGCTGTTTCAGTGATCTCTTGTGATCCGCCCAACATCACAACGGCACCTTCCGCCATTGGTTCATCAGCCGCAAATCTTTCAGCAACGTCGGCGTATTGGGCCGAAGTTGAAGTAGCGTGGATTACGTTGGCTCTTATGTCTACAAGAGCATCTGCACCCGGTCCTGATTCGTCGCCTCTTGGTTGTTTGAATGCTGTCCAGGCACCACCTGCGTTTCCATAGATAGTTGTACCGTCATCAGCAAATGATTCATCCCACGCCCAGTATAGAGCCTGTTCTGTTGCTGTAGATCCAGCACCTCTTGACACCACCATACCTGAAATAGTTGGCATGCCTGCGTTTGATGAAACGTTTCTGTTCACTTCAACTAGGTTGTCTTCTACTGATAATGTAGTTGTGTTAACGATTGTCTCTGTTCCGTCAACAGTCAAGTTTCCGTGTACCCTAACACCCGCATCGGTGATGGTCATCTCTGTGTTTCCATCGACTGTGGCAGTTATAGTTCCTACACCTGAATCGGCAACTGTTATGTCTGTGTTGCCATCTGTGATTGCTGTGTTTGATAGCGCCGAAATTGAATCGTCGACATATTTTTTTGTGGCCACGTCACCATCTGCACTTGGTGCCGATGTTGATAGACCGGTGATCTTGTTGGTTGATGCACTTAATACTACATCACCTACCGAAAGACCA